TGATGAAATGATTATTTCTTTACGATTGAAGCCCACGGTTGCCCCAAATTTGGTGTTTCCAACAGGAAGGTGTTGTTCTGCATTGGCAACATCGGTATAACTCATATAGGCAACATTCCGCCAATCTTTCATGCTGTTGTTCCATGTTGCATTTTTAATGTTGCCAAAATCTTCACTAAAAACAACCGGCGGCAATGTTGTTTGGTTTATGCTCCTGTCTGTTGCTTTGTAAGTATCAAAAACAAGTTGGGACCAACCGGCATTAATATAAATATTCCAACCAACCGGTGTGCCGCCGGCTGCTTGCATCTTTGCAATTGAAACAATTGCATCACCCATGTTGCCGGTGTTCCAATCAACCGTGAAATCTATTGTGTCACCATATGTTTTTATTGGTGCAACACCAAACATATTTTTGCCGCCTGTTCTGCCGGCGCTGCTCCAAAATTTCCGGTCAAGGTCCCTTGTTTGCTGCACCAAATTGTTGAAAGGAATTATCATCATGATTTCTGATTGCTTTTTTTGTGAAAAAGTCAAGGTGTCTGTTGGGTGACAAATTCGCCAATTCATCAAGCCTTTTAATGAAATACAAGATATTTCAACAAAAGGCTCATTTAAATTTCTTGTAATATCTTCAATCATTAGCGCTTTGTCCTTCTGATTATTGACAACAAGAATCCGCCCAAGCTGCAATTCTTCAAGTCCGGCTGCTGTAATTGGAACCTTTAAATCAGAATTAACAATTTCATGCCATGAAGTGCGGTGAACTAAAGTTGTTACGGAATCAAGCATTCCCTTCCAAACTAAATCTTGGTCATAAATATTGATTATCATTTTAACACCGTGATTTCTAATTTACTTGAAAAGCTGCTCACACCGCTGAATTTTCCCATATCTTCATCAGTGTTAGTTGCTCCCCTTAAAGCAATACCACCTATTGCAACACCATTATATAAAGCTTGTGAAGGCTTCAATGTTACCCAATAGCCGCCGGTTGCTTTATTTGGAACGTGCAGCGTTGACATATCATCCCACCAAGTATTTTGTCCGGTCCAAGTGCCTGCCGGCTTACTTGTATAAGTGTGTTTTCCAATCTGCACATCCGGTGCGCCGTTGGTTGTTGTTTCATAACAATTTATAAGCAATCTTAAACTTGTCACCGTGCCGCCGGCAATAAAAGCAGCAATTGCACTTTGCGAAAAGCCCAACATGCCCCTATATCCTGTTGTTGAACCGGTTATAATATTGCCCTGCCAAACTCCATCGTCAAGCCGTGTGCCGCTTCCAAGCCATCCTTGGGACCAAGTAGCCGCAAAAGTTTGAACATAATTTTGTTCCATTGGGTAATTATTAAACCAAGTTGTTGCATTGGCATGTTGCGCTTTCCCATCACTAATAATTGTTGCATTAAACTTTTTTGCTTGTGATTTACTCCAAGTTGTTGCATTTGCTTTGTATAAAACACCATCAGCCATAATTTCACCGCCTTAAAACTTGTCAATTTGGAACCAAGCACGAATTTCAGTTGAAGAAGCTGCCGGTTGTGCTGAAGTAAAGAAAACTTTTATTGGCTTACCGGTTCCGCCTAACAATCCGCAATTTAAATAAACGCCGTTAGGGTCGGCACCCCAAGAAACGGTGTTTGCAGCCATCTTTGCAACCGCTCCGCCTTGCACTCTCACATCAGTTACCGCCGTGATAACTCCATTTGTCACGCTGACATTATAAAGCGGCAATTCCCAAGCGCTTGTATCTTGTTGCGGCACTCGGTCTGTTCTTACAACCAAACTTGCTATTCTTGTATCTGTAAAATCAATTCTTATAACAACCATTCCTGAATAAGTGCCGCCGGTCACATTCAAAATTTCTGTATCCGGTATTTCAACAAAATGCCCTTGCACCGTTGCTTTACCTGCATAAATGGTTGTGTAATTTGTGCCGCCTATATCAAAACCTAGTGCGCCGGTATCATCTTTTTGAATCACACCATTTGAAAGAATGATTCCAAAAGCTTTTGCAAAATCACCGGCGGAATAAGGTCTATCATTATCAACAGAGTCATAAAAATAACTGTTTATTGTCATGCTTCCACCTCTTAAACTGTCACATATAGATTTTTGTAAATAAAATGAATCGCTGCTGCCGTGTTTCCGGTATCATCAGTGAAAGAAATTTCATTTGGTCCAACATCTAAATTAAAAAGTTCGCTGCTAAAATCAAGCTTGTTGAACACGGAAACACCATTCAACCAAACACCCTTTTCACCAAAAGCCGTTTGTATTTCAAGCACATCTTTTGCGCCTAAAGTCAAATTATTAAACTTTATAAAAGCAACCTCTTTATCATTTATGATTTTTCCAATTCTCGGATTAATACAAGCCCCTTCAATCCGGATTGTTACCGGTGCCGGCACTTGTCCGGTATTAACAGCAACATTGTTTGGAAGGATTGCCCCAAAATAAACAGGGTCGGTCCTATAATCTGCCGTTAGCTGCAATTCAAGATGCACATAATCTGTTATTAAATTTGAAGCAACCGTGCCATTGCTTGCAGCCGTGTTTGCCATTAGATGAATCATTCCATTTGCATCAATATTATTGCTTGGTGTTGCGCTGCTTATTAAATGTTGTGTGACAACAGTATTATTATAGGTCCAATTACCATACCAAGTGTTTGTATCACTTCTCCACCGGTTCAAAGTTACTGAAGTGCCGGCGCTGTTAGTCCCATAACCTCTATAATCGTAAATGATTTTTGTAATCATTGTTTTTGCTTTTGCAATCTTATCTGATAGAGCTGTCAAGCCGCCCCAAATCGCTGTGCCATATTTGGCTTCTAAAATCTTTATAACGTCAAAACTCCACAACATTTGCGGAATATTGCCGTTTGTAGTTGTTCCCCAAGTTGAAGTTGTGCCGCCAATCGCTTCAACAGCATCATAATGTGTTTGTGTTACTTCTGTTGTAAAATCGGTGATTGCTGTTGCAAGGGTTGCTGCTTGCCGGTATCTGAAAAGATTCGGATTCGTCAAGCTTCCGGTTGTCTTATTCACATAATCGCCAAAAGCTTTATCTGTTTGTCCGGTCATATTGAAAGGAAATGAAAAAAGAGGTTCAACAGCTTGAAAGCTTTCAACAATTTCTTCTTCTGAATACCAGAAAGGATTGTTTGCTTCAAATTGCAGCAAAACTTTTTGCCATGCTTGATTTCTGTTCTCTGCTCCAACAGCAAAACTTGGTGCTGCTGTGAAAACAATATCACGGTTGTAAATGCTGCCGCTGTTCAAATAAACTTTCATTCTTACTTTGCCATTTAAGGGGTTGCAAATATCGGTGCATTCTTTTCGCATTTCTTCAATTTGATTGCTATTTTTAAAAGCTGTATATAAAATGAAAGTCAAATTTTCATCTTGTGCTTCCATATAACTATTTACAAATGTGTTTCCGTGCTGATTCCAAACTTTTGTTGTCACAAGTTGTGCAGCCGTGCCGCCAATCAAAGGAAAATCCTGAATCTGATTTTTATAGATTGTATAAACATCGTCATTTAACCAAAATTCTATTTTATCAACCTTAAGCATTATTTCACCCCTACCACATTAAAGCCATGCGGTTCATGGTCCTTGAAAATTCTTTGTTTGCTTCTCTTACATCTAAAGCTTTTGGGCTGTAAAAATTAACAGCCATCGTTTTGCTGCCTACTGTTTGATTTTGAATTGTTGGCGCTTGATAATTTGGAAGCGCCGCTGCTGCCATTTTGTTTGAAGCATGATTAATTGCCCTTATGGAATCTTCTAAACCAAGAACCAAGCCTTCACCGGTCCATTTACCAAATTGGAAGGTCAATTTACTTGGACTTCCAAGATGCAGCGCTTTAGAAAGTGTTTTTCCAACATTATTTGCAATTTCTTTTGCTTTGTTCCAAATCTTTGAAGCCATGCTGCTAATTCCATTTAAAAAACCTTGCATGACATTTCTTCCAATGCTTGAAAGGTCAATACTTCTAAACCAAGACATAACAGTATTCCAAATTTCTTTGACTTTATCAGTTGCCGCTTTAATTTTTGTGCTTGCTGCTGCCTTAAATTCATCAAACTTTTGTCCGGCAACATTTACAAAACTAACAACAGCCGCTTTTATTTCATTCCAATGCCTTACACAATAAACAATAGCTGCAACCAATAAGCCCAAGCCAACAACAACCGCTGCTGCAATTGCAATGAAAGGCAATAAAGCAATTTCCGCTGCTGCCGCTGCTGCTGATAAAGTAGCAAAAACCGCTGCCCCTGCTGTAATTAATCCAATTAAAATGCCTAATCCAACAGTCACGGCAATTATTGTTGCTGCTAATTCCGGATTCTTTGCCGCCCAATCTGCAATTTTTGCAACAAATTCTGCAATTGATGCAAGCAGCGGTGTAAGTTCTGTTTGCATTTGCGCCATAGCTTGATTCAATCTTACTTGTGGGTCTGCATTCATTTGTGAAATGGAAGCATTTAAATTGTCTTGGTTGGTTTTTGCATCACCGGCATTTTTCTTGTAGTTCAAAATTGTATCTGTTACTTTTGCGCCGGTATCTTCCCACATGGTTCCGAACAAACGAACACCAACCGCATTTCTTTTGCTTGCATCGTCAATGTTTGCAAGCTTGGTTGCAACCTCACCCATTGCAACCTTGGCACCATCGCCGCCTTCAGCAACAGCAGCACCCCATTTTTGCAATTCGCTTGCTGAAATCCCTGTTCCTTTTATAAGTCCTGCTGTTGTTTTATCAACTTGTATGCCAAACTCTGCAAGTCTTATTCGCCCTTCTTTAACACCATCCATCAGCTTATCAATATTCCAACTTTTGGTATCAATTCCGGCTGCAAAAATACCTTGAATTTCGCTTGCATTATAGCCGGCACGTTGAAGTTGTGCGCCGTATTCCGTGATTATGTCCAATTGGTCCGGCGGAAATCCCATTTTCAAAAGGGTGTTCACCATTCCAAGTGCATCTTTTTGGGACATATTCAAGCTGCCTGCCATCTCGTTTGTTTCCTGAATTAATTCAGTGAAATCAATTCCGGCATAAGAATTTGCAATAACAGCGGCGCTTTTTATGATTGCATTGTTTGCTTCAACACTTGCGCTTTTGTTCAAAGCAAATTGCCGCCTTACACCTTCAAGCGCTGCTTCACCATCAACACCATAAGCTTTGATAGTGTTAACCATGTTTTGAATTTTGGGCAATTGGTCATCAGCAACATCAATTCCAACTTTTATTTGTGTTGTTGTGTGTGCTGATTCTAATGATTTTTGAATAACTTCATTAAGTCCGGCACCGGCAACAGCAGCGCCAATTGCTCCTGCCATTCCTTTGCCTAGTTCTGCAAATCCGGCTCTTAAATTCCGGCTTGTTCCCCTTGCTTGTTGTTCAAAATGCTGCAATCGCCCTTCTGTTGCAATGATTTCACGTTGAAAAGCCCTGAATTGCTGCTCTCCAATATCGCCCCTTTCAAATTGCTGTTGAACTTGGTGTTCAACACTTCTTAAATGCTCCAAGCGTTGTGAAGTGTTTTCAATTTGGCGGTTTAAAAGCTGCTGCCGCTGCTCTAAAAGTTCAACATTATCAGGGTTGAATTTTAAAAGGCGCTGCACATCGGACAATTCTTTTCCAATGCTTTTTGATTCATTATTGATGCCCCTTAAAGAAGCGCTTAAATCCGTTGTGTCACCGCCAATTTCCACGGTAATTCCTTTTATTCTATCAGCCATTCTTTCACGCTCCTTTAAAAAGCATCAAAGTCAGATTGACTTGCTTTTCTTTTGTGCTGCTTTTGTGGCTTGGTCTGTTCAAGATATTCATCAATATAATCAAGGCACATGCCTATTGTCATAATCTCCAAGTCTGCATGTGTTAGCTTGCATCTATAACAAAGAACAAGATATAATTCCGTGCTTATCGTTTCACCGGTGCCGCCATCTTTTTTTTTGTTGTTTGCAAGGATGAAATCATTAAATCTTGCAATTCCGGAAATATATCTGCAATTGGAAATTCATCAAACTGTTCCAACCATTCCAAAGGCTCCGGAATGGTTGGTTCTGCTGTTTTTGCCATTATCCAAGCAATATTATAGAAAACTTCAAAATCAAGTGTTTCAAGTTCTTCTGCCGTCACATCTTTTTTTGCTTTTCCCTTTTTGTTTGCTAATTCGGTCAAAGGAAACATCTTTAAAATCTCTTTAAAATAGTCCTTACCAAATTGGGCTTTATATCTCATAGGTGTTGCGCCGTTTGTTTTAAATCTTACTTTTTGCCCATCAATCAGAATGGTTTTTTCCATGTTATAACCGCCTTTTATACTCCGCCTGTTGGTGCAGGGTCATAAACAGCATCATACCAAGCATTGTAAATTGTATCCGGTGTGTCTGAAGTTGTAGAACGTTTTACATTTTGGTCATATGGTCTAGGTGCAGCAATCAAAGTTAATTCTTGCGTTTTCACTTCTGCTGATTCCGTTTTTGTCGCACTGGAAAATCCTGGGCGGTTCACTGTGCAATTATATAAAACGTGTCTTGTTGCTTTCACATCGCCATCAAATTCAAACATGAAGGCAATCTTTCTTGGTTGAATAGCACTATTTTCTAAAAGGGTTGAATCTGTTGCATCAAGCGTTTCACCCAAAACATCGGTTCTAAATTCTCTTGTTAAATTTGCAACAGTCAAGGTTGCTTCATATCCTTGGTTGCTTAATGTTGTGTAATATAAAACATCATCAGCGTAAAAATCGTTGCTGTCACCTTTTGCATCAAGTGCAAGTTCAACAGCGCCTTTCAAAGAAACTGGTGCTGCATAAGTGTAAGTGCCATCATCACCTTCAGTGATTACACTGTAATGAGCATTTTTTAAACCAAAAACAACTTTATTTTCAGGCATTTTTACAACCTCACTTCATAAATTTTTTGGAATAGCTGTTCTGATTCAATGTAAGATTCTGTTGTATCAAAGGGAATTTCATTTTCATTCAAAACAGCTTCAAGAATAGCTTCAGCTTCTAAATCTTTTCTATCCGTGTACAACTCAATTTGTAAATTTTGAAACTGTTTATAGGTCACATTGTCGGCAGAAAAGTTTGAAGAATAAAGCACTAAATAAGTTATAAAAGACGGTGTTGGCAGCGGCTCATTATCTGATTCAATAAAATGAGAATAAGCAACCGGAAA